AATGTTCGAGCTATGCCACTGGCGGCTTTCGTAGATGTCTTTCATCAGCAGCCAAGTACCGTTGCAGCTATCGTCATAGACGCTGGACGGCTTGCCCTGATGGACGACGATGAAATCTTTGGCCGTACCGTTGACTTTGATTTTGACGATGCTGCCAACGGCCTTCGTGCCGAGCTTTACATTTGCCATTGTTACCTCCTTAATAAAATCAGGCCCACGGCAAAATGCCAATGGGCCTTGTGTTCTGAGCTGCGGCGGCGGTCATGGCCTTGTGCTGCTTCTTATAGATGCAGCGGCATTGACGGGCGCGTCACCGGTCTCGTGCGAGTTTATTCGAGTTGATTTTTCGGTGGATGGAAATTGTGCAGTTGAGCAATTTTTCCGGACGGTCGGCGTACTGGCTGCGCAAAGAATACGTATCGCCGTGGGCGGCATGGGCATCCCACGCATCAAAGCTCCGCAGGATTTCTTCCTTCGTCACCTCGCCTGCCGGGTATGTCTTTTCCTAATACGCCCAACTTTGAACGGTTGTTCAGCCATCAGAACTCCACCCTTGCCTGTTCGGAGTTCCACACACCGGTGACGGTCAGGCCGTCCAGACTGCCGAACGTGGCGCTGAACGGGTTCTTGGTCACGTTCGTGCCGAACTTCAGCTCAATGGCCTTGATGCTGGCGTTCATAGCTGCCACACTGGCGCGGATGTCGCTGTGGGCGTTCTCCGCACCGTTGTGGTTGTCTACGGCCGCGCTGATGCGCTGGTCGGTCTCGGCCTTTTTGTAGCCGTCCACTTCCCACCGCTGGCTCTCGGTCAGGTGGCCGTCTGCATCCAGCGTGGCAATGCCGCCCGGAATGCCGATCTGGTCAGTGCGGACAACATCTTCATGCATCCTTGCCGGTGGTCTTTGCGGCGTAGGTATCGACCAGAGCAGCCATGTTCAGGAAAGAGTAGGTGCAGCTGTCGGGGTTCTCACCCTTGACGGCCAGAACCATGACCGGCTTGCCGTCCAGCTTTGGGTCGGTGGCGCCGGGATAGGTGGTGTCGGAGAACTTGAACTTGCCGACGAACGCGGTCTTGGTCTGGTCGAGGAACAGCTCAGAGGGGAAGTCGACGGAGAATGCAGCGGAGCCGGTCTTGTCAGTGCTGGTGTAGAAGTTCACAGTGTTGCCGTCCACAGCCAGAGACTTGATGGCGGCGTTGGCGGCGGCCTGAGCCGGAGTAAAGGCATCCTTCTTGACGAAGGTCTTCTTGATCTCGGCGGTCAGGTTGCGGATGGTGGTCTTGGTAGAAATCTGCTTAGACATAGTAGTGTCCTCCTAAAATTATTTCAGCATATCAACGATTTCCTGCTGCGTTTCTTCCTCGTTCAGCAGGTCTTCGCTCGTCATAACGGTTTCTTTGCGGACAGTCAGCGCGTTTGCGCTGTCAAAGTCAAGGCCTTCGCCAATGCGGACGGCAATAGCGCCGCTCGCGTCACGCTTCAAGCCCTGACCGATGCTTACGCTACCGGTTTCACCCGAACCACCTCCTTTCCCGAACAGGGTTACGGTCGCCTGAATGTCTGCTTCCGGGATGCGCTGTGAAAAAAATCTGATGAAACCATCGTGCGTTTCGCACCCGTTCAGGACACCCGCTTTGGTCGTAGTATAGAAGCTGCCGGGAGATACAACGCCAACGGGTACAAGCTCACTGGTGCTGTCCGACAGTTCTGCATCATAGATACACTGGTAGTAATCCATACCACCGGCATTTTCGTAATCATCCTCGCTGTGGGCGGGCTTCCACCCGTCCGCTGCAAGAGTGAGTTCGTAGGAGCCATAGTAGCCGCCGCCCATACCGCCGTCCACCTGCTCCTTGATAAGGGCCTTGACCTGTTCTTCGTTCAGGATTTCCCCGGATTCAGACAGGTTCTTCACGGCAGCGCTGACCGCTGCCGTGATGGTCGCTGCATGGGCATCAGCGGCGGCGTTGTGCTTCTCAATTTCCGCCTTGACCATCTTTGCGAGAGCCTGCATCTGCGGGTCAACGGTAATGCTGATATTGGCCTTGTTCGACACAGCAAGCAGCGCCGACAGCTCAATCTCAAAATCGCCGTTCACTTTCGTGGACGGGACCTCCACTCCGCGTGCATCCTGCATAATAAACAGGAGTGTTTCTGCATCGTCGTTCAGCCTGCCGTAAACGCCCACCTGATGCATGATGTACGTTTCATCCGCACCGGTGATCTGGATTTTTACCCGCCGAGCCGTCTCACCGCCGCTTTCAACGGTTTCGATGTCCAGCAATTTCAGGTCATGTGTTTCGCCGCTTACCCCGTTTTCCCTCGAAAGGTCTGCGTCAGCCGTACCGGTGCCGCTCACAGCGCGGGTGATTACCAGCGCACCACCGGAGAGAGATTCCGACAGCAGGGCGGCACCGGCGGCGGTGTAGCTAGATTTTTCCCAACTCACGTTGTCTGTCCTCCAATAACAATGTTTATCGCCGTGTGCGACCGTTCAACGGTGCCCGCCGTAAAGGCTCGTGCTTTCACTGCCTTTGCTTCAACGGCACCGGGCAGCGCCACGGCAACCTGCATTTTCGATCTTCCGACCGCACCGGCAACATACGCCTTTGCGCCGATTTCCCGCGGCTTGATCCTACCGGGGACCTTTACGGTGCAGGATGTCGCCATGCCGCTGGGTGCTGCGGCGATGTAGGCAGGCGACCGTTCATGCGGTTCGACGATGTAGATGACAGAAACGGCACCATTTCCGTAACGGTGTCGTCCCGGTCCGGGTAAGTGACCTCACACTTTCCAGCATCATAGTCGATGGAACTCACATTGCCGAATCTCACTTCACTGCTCATGCAAAATCCTCCTTTTCTACTTTGCTGGCCTTGACTTGTGTTTTGTACCCGTTAGATGGAGATATGGTGTGCTCCATCTGATCGACGAAATATTTCCCGTCCATCTTGCCATACCAGCGGCGGATCGTATCATATTTAAGATGGAGATCGTCCGCCAGCTGCCGGAGATTTACTTCTCCGTCTTTCTCCATCCGGGCAATGTACTCAGCGCGGGCGGCATCGCGCTCATCGCTTCGCCTTGCCATTTGGTTTTCCTCCAATAAAAAATGCCCCGTCTGGCAAATCATCCAGGCAGAGCATTCAGTTTCGCCGCCGGTTCTGCGGCACTCTTGGGAACTGTCTACACTTTGTAGGCAGTTGGATATGGTAAAGGCCCCTCGGTTCGCCGCCGTGGGGCCTCTCTCCATAATTCCACTGTACTAAGTATAGCACCAAAACCGTCTTATAACGTCTTATCTTTTGCCGGTCAGGGCTTTCAAATGTAAACAGTTTATGACATAGCACCATTTTGCCAGCCTCGGCAAGATGGTCTTATGCTTTTTTCTTTTCCTTTCCAGTTTCTTTTTCGGTCACGCTTTCCGCTTTGGGCTGTTCTGCTTTAGGGCTGTACCATCTCCATAGCCGCCACCCTGCGAAAGCAAAAACTGCAATGAACAATACAACGAATCCCCAGAACGTCCACGTGGAGCGGTTTTGCTCAGTCAGAAAATCAAAGATATTTTTTCCGACACCATTCTTTTTCGCAAACCACATTCCGCCAAACAACACAAATAAAGCTATCAAGATATAATCGCATAAAAACACAATCGGGTATCTTTGTATTGCATTTTTGGCATTTTTATCTTCGGGTTTCGATAAATGCGTAATTCTTATAACAAAGTACATGAAGCCGAATAGCAGATTCATCATACAGAATGCCCACGCCACTGCGAGAATTAAAACCGGCAAAACAGACTGCTGGTCTTTCAGCGTTCCCTGTAGCGATGTAACCATATTCTCTAAAGACGAAATTCCGCCAAACACAATAAACGACAGTGCAGTAAATATCGAAATAAGGCCAACTAGCTGTGATGTCATTTCTTTATTGATTTCAGACACCTTTGGTTCCAGCATGGTATTCACTTCATTTTTTACATCTTCCCGAAGAGTCTCTCTTTTGTTTGAAAATGTCACCTGCTGTTGATGAGCCAGGTTTGCGTGATCGCAAAATTTGATAATCGTGCGGTGGAGATTTTTCTTTTTTACATCTTTGCTGCCATGGTAAGCGTGATCTGCATAGTCCACAACTTTTCCAAGGTTAGACAAAAAATCCGAAAAACGGAGTTCATCCATCTGGAAAACATAGTTGCTTATTGTGGAATAATAAAGTCGGTTACTGTTCTCAGCGATATACTTTTCCAACAAGGCAATCCATGCGTCGATATTCATTCCATCCGCAGCCGAATGATCCAGTTGAGCGCATAATTCCGCAACGGAGTTTTCCATCCTGCTGACAGCTTCACTATATGGAATGCTGTTTAGAGCCTTAGAACCATCTACGGAAAAGAAATTTCGTTTTGAAGAATCAGGATTCGCCATTCCTTGTACCTCTGAAATAGTGATAGACGGAGTTCAGGGTAATCTCCTTATTGTACGGATTTCGACGTGCTTCCTGCCACGGTGTTTGCGAATGTGTAATATCGACCAAGGCCGATGTGGAAAACTGCGCACATCCATCCAGCATTTCATCAATCATACTCTGATCCTGTGGCGTAATGCTTGTAGAAAAATTTCGGTCAGGCGGAATCATAGCGCCACCATAATACCGATATTCATAGTAAACTTCTCGAACAACAGGGCCAAAACCCCATGCCTCCATCTTTTCGTAAAAGCAAGGAGAGGCATCATGACCGTCTACAACAAACTTAGCTTGTACAAAGTAGAGCAACTTTTGCAATCTCAGATTGCTAACCGTCCGTCCCTGTTGTGCTTCGTGGTGGATGATGTACCGTGCAACTTCAAGTGCACTGTAAGTCATAACCATGCCTCCTTTCAAAAGTATAGTTGATGATTATAGCAGACAGTTTTGATAAAAGAGTGAACATTGTTTTAATACCGTTTTCTGTCTTGCTTTTATTTTCGTTTTATCTATTATATCAAATTTTACTCCGTCGTTGTTTACGAACATTCCACTGTTTTTTGTGTATCATTTACAACATTCTACAAATATTTTTGTCCCAACATTTCACTATATTCCTCTTGACATTGATATTTCTAATACGTTCTGTTGATGCCGACAAAACATCCAGCCGATTTTGTTAACCTCAACAAAATGGTGTCCACCATCCCGGTGACGTTACCGCCATGTTCGCCCCGGACTTACAATTTTTTGACCCGTACCCCCTTTTTCGGGGGTCAAAACGTGGAACCCCTTCAAAAAATTTGGAACCTAGAAAAATTTTGGGGCTTCGGAACCCGCACCGCGCCCGCCGGCGGGGGGCAGTACCTTTCCGGCGGCGGGGCCGGACGGGGCGACGGCAGGCCGGGCCGGTGCCGGGCCGCCGGCTGGCGGTGCCCAGGGCAGCGGCAGGCCGTCGAGGCGGAGAAGGAAGGGGGCAGGGGGTTAGATAAGGCGGCTATAGCCTAGCTATTGGCTATACTGCAAAGGCCATATGCCGGTCAGGTAAAGAATCTGACCCCTCCGGCGGTGGGCTGCGGTGGGTGGTTTTTGGCTGTTGGCGGGGTGATCTGCTGCGGCAGGTGGGCGGCAGGGCTGGCGGTGTGCTGTGTCGGTGGTGCTGGCGGTGGGCTGCTGGCTGCTGTGAGGGCTGGCAGGGTGTGCAGGCTGTGCAGCTTGTGGGCTGCGGGGTCATCGGTGCGGCGCTGGCGCTGCTGTTGGTGTCGGTCTGCTGCTGGCTGGCGGTGCAGGTGGGCGGGGTGATCTGCTGCGGCGGCGGTGCGCTGGCGTGGTCATCGGGCAGGCCGCGCCGTCACTGATCCGCGCCGATCCGGCAGGCGATCCGGTGCAGCGGACAGGCAGCAGGGCCAGCGGCGGGAAGATGGGCAAAAGAAAAAGGCCAGGGCAGACGGCGCGGCGTGCGCTGCTGCTCTGGCCTTTGGTCTGCACTGGCGGCAATGGTTCCGGCGGGGTGCGTCCCGGTGCCGGTGGTGGGGCTGATCTGCTGGCGGTGCCGGTGGGCATGGTCAGCGCTGGCACCGTTCCCGCTGGCGGTGCTCCATCCGGGTCAATTTTGCCGTTTGCCGGAGGGGTCAGATTCTCCACCTAACGGGAGTGAGAAGCAGGTGTAGGGCTTTAACCTAGTAGGCTAGAACTCTCCCCAGTAACCCCCTATAGTCCCCCTTCTTCCCCGGATTCCGCCGGGGTGAATCCATCACGGGCCATTTTTTCCTCTGTTGCTTGCAGGATATACCCCGCCAAACTTTTCCCCGCTGCGGCTGCGGCCTTTTCCATCTGCTCCAGTTCGTCCAGCGGGATTCTAATAGCTTTTGTTTTGAACTTCGACAAATAGCGCTCGTTTGTTATTTTTTTCTTCTCGTTGTACATGAAACTCCCCCCCTTATCTCGCGCCTGCGTTTATTATAGCACAGGGCGGCGGAATGTTCCATGCAAAAATCAACAGAATGAAACATGCTTTTTTGTGCAACTCTCCAAATTGCATGGAACATGCTTGACAGCGTTGCATGTTTCATGCTAGAATGCAGCCACAGCAAGCGAGCCGGACAACAGCCGGACGGTTGCAAGTAAGCCGAAAGGAGAAAAGCCGCATGAGCATTGAATTTTTCAAGCTCCCCGCCGCTTTGAAAAAAGCGATCTGGGCCGCCTACTTGGCAGAGTGGGAAAAGAAAAAGGCAGCAAAAAAGCCCGCCACCCACTAAAGCAGGTGACAGGCTTGCAAGATGAATTTTCCACAACGCATCTTGTAAGCCAGTTTACCACCGAAAGGCGGTAAAGTCAAGCGGATACCCCGGCAGGGTCGCACCGCTCAAACAAAGCGGCCCCGCCCCACAACCCCGGCAGCCCGCCGGGTGAAACTGAAAAGCAAAGGAGCAAAGAACATGAAACTTGCAAAGAAGATCACCACCGCCGCCGCACTGGTGGCCGCCCTGCTGGCAGGCACCGCGCCGAAAGGCGCAGCACAGTGCCCCTACACCGTCGGCCCTCTGGGGCGGTACATCGTCCCGGCACAGGTGCAGGGCATGACCGCCACCGATGAAAACCAGATTGAAGTCTGGTGCAGTGATCTGAACGACGGCGACGACTGGTATTTTCTGGTGGATTCCGAAACCGATCTGCACATCTTCGACCGGGTGCAGCTGGTTGTGAACGCCAACGGCACCCCGGACGATTTCAGCGACGACACCGTGGAAGATGCCTTTTGGAGCTGCTGCTCCATCGACGACTAACGGAAAGGAGCGCACCGCATGGAATACAAGATCACGCCATCCAGCCGCGGCGGATTCACAGTTTCCGCAGGACACACCCATAAGGGCGGCGAACCCAACCCCACCGGCTGCCCCGGTGCAACAATGCCCGCTTTCATCGTCTGTGAAAGCTGTCATCCCTAGTCTTTTTCACCATGTCGGCAAGCTCACGCAGTCCAGACTTTGCCAGAGGTTCCAGCTTTACAGGAAGCACCGCGCCGCGCACCACCATTCCGTCCTTGATAACATAGTAGCGTCCGCCGCTCGCCATCTTCCTGGCGCAGTATTTGAAATATCCGCTCTTGCGGATTTCATCTACTACTGGCATGATCTGCTTCGCATCCACAAAACCGACCGTTCCCGAAACAGGCTCAATCATTGGAACCAGTTCACACCCGCAGTACCGGATACCGATTCTCCCGGTCACGCAGTCCATTTCTCCGTCTGCCGTGTCGTCCAGATTCATTCCTTCGATGTGATGGAGATCATCCGGGCAGTCATTATCAAACTCGATGTCTGCCCATTCATTTTTGCTGATGCCCAGGAGGGTTGCCAACTCACTTTCATTTTGTGCCTTCGGAAATCCGGTCAGCGGGAAGATTGCCGTTTTGGTTCCAATGTACAAATCATAGGTTCTGCAATCGTCATAGAACACTTTGTAGAGTTTGCAGTACCCATCTGCCTTAATGAGCTTTGCGATTGCTGCCAGCTTCATTTGCTTCTCCTTTCAATTTCGATAGCCTGAACTTCAAACTTTTCGTACTCCGGGTAATGATTCTCGGCCTGCTCCTTGGCTTTTTCAACAGCCTGTTCGGCGCTGTCCGCATCCAGCCGGTACGGCAGCCAACCCGGCCACCCACCGGCACCGGTCGCTTTCAGCAAAATGTAGTACCTCTGCATCGGTGCATTCTCCTTTCAGTTTTGGGCAATCCCGGACGCTGCTGTACAGCACCATTCCGCTATGCCGGTCGGCTGATTTCCTGACCGTACCGGCTTCCATGGAAAACTCAACTCGGCGCATACGGGGTCCGACCCTGCTTGCAGCGCTCAATGCCTAGAAAAAGCGCCATGCGCCATATAAAAGCAGCCCCGCTTCTGCGGTGCAGGGCTGCTTATTTCACGTTCGAAAAGAACCATGCTTTGTATCAGCGGCATTGTTTTTCTCGTAGTGCTCGCACTCCACGTTGTAACCACTGCAAGGCGCGCACCGGGCAGCGGTTATCTTGAATGTGTGCTTGCACTGTTCTTCAGTGCCCTTTTGTTTTCCCTTGTGCAGGGATACTCTGGTATGTGTACTTCTTGCCAAGCTCTTGATCTTCCTTGCTTTATATAAATAGGTGTTTCGGCCCAAAGGCATTGGGTTGCGACGCTTGTCCTGCACCGCTTCCCAGCGCTCCGGTGGATTGAAGTTTTTCCGCAATTTCATCCAGATTTTGAAACTGCTGAAGTCGCTTTCCCATGTTCCGAATGTTTCATCCATCCACTTGAACATTTCTTTTACGGCTTCTGGCAATTCAAATTTTCCATCACATAGGGGTCCCGGCACTTCCTCAACATCCGGCATGGTTGTCGGCAGTTCTATTCGCTCACCATTCGGAAGATCATAGTAGGCGGTGCCTCTGCTCACTCTTCTACCTCCATGATGTGCGTTGCGATCATGTCAGCCATGTGCAGGCACAGGGCTTCCGGGCAGCGGTCGTATACTTTGCTGAGCGTTCCCCAGTCCTGCTCTCCGCTATATGCTCCCATGTGCCACCTGATTGCCAGGGCTTCCGTGTCGGTCAAGAAAATCCAGTCTTTGATAATGCTGACAGATGCTTCACCGTGTCCCATCAAGTGGCTATCTTCATAACGGTAACTGCCATCCGGCCTTTTGATGTACTGTCCAGCCTTGCAAACGTCATGGAGTAACGCGGCGGTCAAGACTGCGCCCCTATTGCATTTTGCAAACTGCGGCATCTTGTCGCATAATTCCAAGGCGGTTCTTGCAACATTGAGCGAATGCAGCACCAGACCGCCGGGGACATTCAGGTGATGCTTCGCGCTGGCCGGAGAATTGTAAAAGTCCAGTTCTTCCAGCACCCGCATCAGCGCCATACCACCGCGCCTGCCCTCGATAGCATGAACTAAAAGGCTGTTGAACTGATCTTTCAGCGAGATTCTTGTTGCTTCATCCATAGGTTGTTCCTGCCTTTCAATCCCAATCCCGGACTTCGTTGTTCCAGTCGTAAGCCTTGTTGACCAAGGTGTCCAGCAGCACCGGCACTGCCCATGCAACGGCAATGAGATCCGGTTCGTAATTGATTTTGAACAGCCAGCAGACACCCCAAATCAGGGTTGAGAGAATACCATACAAAATCCCGAACACCAGCAGGCTTTCTCCCAGATGCAGCGCATCACGGCGGAAGCGCCGCCAGTTGAATGCCTTGTTGAAGTTGTTGATTGCTCTGTGAAGTTTTTCAAAAATCATTTTTCTTTTCCTCCATGTGAAACAGGCTGGTTTGGCTTGTGTGTTCGGAAAACCGTTCTTCTTCCAGTTGGAAATAGAACGGATCAATTTCAAATCCGATAAAGCCAAGCCCTGCCTCATATGCTGCTATGCGGCTGCTTCCGCTTCCGAGGTGGGTGTCAAGGATCTTCTGCCCCGGCTCTGCATAGTTTTTGAAAATCCAGTCATAAAGAGCAACCGGCTTCTGCGTTGGGTGGATGCGCTTTTCGTTCAAGTTCTTGTTTCCCTGCATGGTGTCGCCTTCTGTGATGCTTTTTCCCTGCATCATGCCGGACCACATATACCGGAACATTCTCACTGAGGAAAACAAATTTGTCGCCGCAATCTCGCAATCTGAAAAGCTAGAATTTCCATTGCACTTGTCCCACACGATCCGTCCGGTAGCAAACTGGTAGTCAAAATAGTTGCAGCCCCATACAATATAGTGGCGGCTCACTCGAAACAGCTCCCTGAAATACTCCGGCTCTGGTTTACTCCAAGCAGGAGAGACTGGGTAATCACGGTGTACGCCTATTTTGCTGACTTTGGATTCGTAAAAGCCTCTGCGCTCCGGGCCTGAGAAATACGGCGGATCCACAACTGCCAGATCAAAATAATTATCCGGGAACAGTTCCATCGCTGGCAGGCAGTCCACATTGTAGCAATGGTTCAGCTTAAACACTTCTCCCAT